GGCGAAATTGGTAGACGCACTAGCTTCAGGTGCTAGCGCCTTCGCGGGCGTGCTGGTTCGAGTCCAGTCCCGGGCACCAAAAACGATTTCAGACCTCGCAGATTTGCGAGGTTTTCTTTTACGTCTTCGAAATTCTTGTTGTCGCATTTTAAATCCCATCTTTCTCAATTAACAACTAATTACAAATAGATCAGGTAGCAGCATTTGCAAAAACTGATTTTTGAAGATAGAATTTCATTTCTCTGTTGCCCGGGTGGCGAAATTGGTAGACGCACTAGCTTCAGGTGCTAGCGCCTTCGCGGGCGTGCTGGTTCGAGTCCAGTCCCGGGCACCAGACATACTTGTCATATCCCGTTAAGCCTCGGTTTTACGGGATTTTTTGTTGTCCGTTTTGGCATATCTCGTTATATTCAGGTTTAGATAACGGAAATTTAACGGAAACGCTAACGGAAATTCTCGAGGCGGATATGGCAGGAATAAGAAAAACTCTCTGCGGTACGTATGAAGTTTATGGCTATAGACTTCAGGCGGACGGAAACAAACAGCGATTCTCCAAAACATTTAAAACTCGAGCTGAGGCAAAACGCTTTGCGGCAGAGTTGGACATTAGCGCCGAAGAACGCTCTTCTTCGATTACTCTGGCCGCGCTGATTGACGAATACATCAGCGAAGTCACTTCACAGAAACGCTCCAAACGTACAGAAGAAATCCGACTGAGACGCCTCCAGAGAGATAAACTGGCGGCTAAAACTCTATCTTCTTTTACAAACAGAACGATTGAGAACTACATTGAACGTCGCCTCAGCGAACGTGCCAAAAACCGAGACAACTATATTTCACCGTCCACTGTTAATAGAGAGCTGACAATTCTCTCTGACGTTTTTCAATTTGCTATTAAAAACGAACTCACAGATGTGAATCCTTGCCGGGGTGTGGAGAAACCACGGGAGCCAGAGCACCGCGAGAGAGTTGCTTCAGACGAGGATATAGAGAAACTTTTGCAGGCTAGCGGTTGGGACGGCCACACAGTGCCAAAGAACAAAATGCAACTTGCGGTAGCAGCCTTCCTTTTTAGTTGTCAAACAGGAATGCGAGCAGGGGAGCTTTTAAAGATTGAATATTCTTGGTTAGGTGACAATGTGCTACATGTGCCGGCGGAGGCTACAAAAACATTGTCAAGAAGAGACGTGGCCTTGTCTGCAAGAGCTCGGGAAATTCTTAAATTAGTTATGGAGCTCGAGTATGAACCACGGATTTTTGGCGGACTTAACGATCACAACAGAGATACGTTATTCCGAAAAGTTCGGGATAGAGCCGGCCTTGGACCTGAATATGATTCTCAAAACCGACTAATCAAAGAAGGGCTGAATTTTCATGACGGCCGCGCAACTTTTGCGACTTGGGCCGCCAGCCCTGATCCAGAAACAGGGGCGCCCCGTTTAGATGTCCTGGCGCTTGCTAGACAAACGGGGCACAAAGATTTAAAGATGCTCCAGAGATACTACAGAGCGAGCGCAGAAGAAATTGCTAAGCGGCTGAAATAGCGAGCTTGGCTCGGGCGTGTCTTTTGCTTTCCATGTAATCGTCAATGTCTTTTGTGTACCAACGATCGCGCCCGTTCTCGGAGAATGCGTCAGGCTTAGGGAACTTCGGATCCTTCATTACTTCACGGGCGGCAGAAGAGCCAGGAGCAAAACCGATCCTAACCTCTACTTCTGGACGAGAGAGTGTGAGCTTTGTTGTTTTCTGAATCAGCTTTTCAGCGATCTGGCTGGAGACTTTATCTGCCACCATGCTGGACAATTTGTCATAGTCAATGTCATTCATAGCTAGATACCTTTACTCCGTTATACGCACCATCCGGGCGCGTCATTAGATTCTTTGTTTTGTTCCAGAATTTGATGATTAGTTTTGGGCTGTCTTTAACAATTTCCTCCATTACCGGGAGAAAGAAAGTGACAGCCTCCTGAATCGTTTTGAGTTCTTCTCCGGTCGGAACGTAGAACTTAGCTTTGTTCTTGTATGTCCGGAGATATAACGATGTCAGGCTATCTGAGAGAGCACACTGCAGCTCATTGGAAGAAATCAGATCTTCCTCACTCAAACGATCCTCTCCCAATTCACTAAAGGTCACGCCTGTCAGGTTACTGAAATCGGCCAGAGCTCTCATATCATCTCGATCAAACGTGCCATTAGGCAATTTAAGTTCAACTGAGAATCCGACATTCGTCATCGTGTCGATAATCACATCAATTCGCTCTTCAGAAATGCGCGGAATCTCAATCTTTCGACACGTGAATTTCTTCCGAGGTTTCTTGTTCCTGGGCATTGTCAGAACCTCACGCGGTCATTGATGATCATGTCAGCAAACTCGACGTAGTAATCACAGTCAGGACGAGCGAATCTCACATGAAAACGAAGCGTGTACTTTTTTCTTGACTCATCAGTGATACCTAGCGTTTTGAAAAACAACCAGTAGATGTGCTGTAATTTTTTCTCCGAGTACGGTGCCGTTGTGTCAGCGTGGATGACGATAGTTTTCGCCCAGTCGGGGATTTGAATATTTTCGGTTGTTTGCTTCAGGCTGATTCTAGTAATGTTCATTTTCTTCTTCCTTGATTCTTGATAACTGGCGGTCGGCTTTTTCGTTCATTAGCCGAGTGATTTTTTCGTCATATTTCGGGGACTCAAGCAACAGATATTCCATTTGCCGAGACACTAAGAGAACGTCAGCTATTTCTTCGTCCGTTTTTTCCATAGCCTCAGCTCGTTTTTGAGCGATTGATTCGCCGCCTTCACCGTTCTCTTGTTGAATCATGAGACCGACGTTCTTCAAAGTAGCAGCAGCCAGTTCTGCGCCTTCTTCGGCCAGTTTGATGGCCTGAAGGTCCATGCCGTAATGGTTCGCAATAGCTTGTAGCTTTTCTTGTAAATTCATTTGATGAGTCCTTGTTTTCTAAGCCGTTCTCTGACTTCCCGTTTGATCTTTTCTGATCGTTCGCGCCTTGCCTGTCGTTCTTCCGGTGTTAACGTCAATTCCTTGTAAGCATTGGTGATGGCCTTAGCGGCTGCTTCTCTTGTGATGGGGATTGGTTTCCCGTCGTCTGAGTAGCCTGTAGAGTGAATAAATGGACGCCAGGGATAGTCGTAGCATTCATCCATGTAGACATCAGAGGCTTCGCAAAAATAGGAGTTGAATGTCTGAGCCCAACATGCCATAGGAGGGCTCCAGTAGTTTCTGAACTCAACCCTGATTCGATACTTCCCGACCACCTGTTGGAAGACGGCTTCTGTAAATTCCATTGGTTCTGTCATTGTTTTATCCATAAAAAAAGAGCACCCGGGAAACGGATGCTCTGAGTTTTGATTTGTTCATTTAGTGCGGAACTTCGATAAGGATTGAATCGAAAGGAAGAGACATCTGAACGTCTTTTTGATACTCGTCCATTTTTAAAAGCATCACTTTCTTTTCATCTTTCCATTTGGCGAGAGAAGAGGCGCAGAAACTAATCTGCCGTTTTCGTTCGTCGAACTTTGCCTCCAGTCGTAGGGCCTTTTGGTACGTCGACAGGTTGATGTTCTGTAAAGCCTTTACCGCTGCTTCGAAGGCTTGAGCAAATCTGATTTGATATCGTTCTGCTCTTTTTCCGGATAACTTCATTGCCAAAATATTGAAGCCCGTTTGATTCATTCTGAATGCTGGGGACTCAATAAAGACATCCGGATTTTTAGGATGTGGACGGCTTGTGGTTGTCTCCTAAAAATATAGGAGACATAAAAGCTCCGAATTTCGAGCGATCAGGCCTCTAATAATCTGGAGCAAATTGTCATGACGGTATCCAAAATAATCCGCCACGACAGTTGACAGGACGGTGGGCACGCCATCAATAATTTCTAACGTCGGTGGCGGCAGAGTGGTTAATTCATTCATTTTGTATTCCCAATAAAAAAAGCCCCTCAAATTGAGGGGCGGAATGGTGTTTGTTGGTTTCTTGCCGTAATTGAGTTCTTTAGGTGTGAACTGTCAATGTACTATTGGAACTGTCTTTATAAAGTTGTTCCTTGTTTCGTAGCGGTAGGTTCCTTCTATAGTCGGCTTAGGAATGTTTACTTTAATCCCGTCATAGAAAGGCTTTTCTCTTTTAGCAAGTAGAGCTACATCTCCATAACAGTATTTGTCGTATTCTGAATCACATTCAAAGGCCAAAGCATTACCATCCGGCAAAACTTGAAAGACTCGATACGTTTTTATTTCATCTAACCAAACTGTCTGACCATCGATGACGGTACAACTAGTTAAAGTTAAAAAGCTTATGGGTAGCAGCAAAAGGAGTTTTTTCATTTTCACTGGGTGTTTGAACTGGTGAGAGGCTCATCCTCCTGAAAAAAGTTTAGCGACTTTCATGGCGATCTGTAAAGGAATTCTGATTTAACTGGATGCTTTTTACCTGTTTCTGCAGGTCACGCTGTTCGTCCAAAATCATCTTGAAAGCGAACCGGACATGCTTGCCCAAGAGGTAGAGCTGGTAGGAAAAGCAGGCCACGCAAACGCAGAAACAGCCCAATAAGAAAATGCTTTGAAAAGTTAAGGTCATTGTTTTAGTCCTAGATAGAAAATAAGCTCCTCGGTTTATTTCTTTATTCCCTTCAGAGTCGTTTCAACGGATTCCAGTCGCTTGATAACGTTGCTTAATAATCCGCAAATTCGTTGCGATGAGAAAAAAACAAGTCCGGAAAAACAGGCAATGCTGACGACCAGACACAAAATGTCGAAAACAAGTTCAGTGGTTGAAAAGTTCATTTAAGTACCTAAAGAGAAGAAAGCTCCTCGGTCCTAGAATTGAGATTGTCAAGAAATCAAATCTAAAACCAAGGAGCAAAAGTGGAATTATTTGTTCAAATTTTCATAGCAGTTGCGACGGGTTGTTCTGCAGTATTTATGTACGTAGAACTTTTGAAGAAGCGTCCCTTTGCACGTGCTGATGTTCTTGATCTCTCTGGATCAGAAATAAAAGGCTCTGATGCTGAGCGACTTCAAGCGGAAGGTTATTATCAATTGGTCGTTGAAATTCACGGAGGCCAATCAAACTGCCGAATATCACAGATCGAAATAAAAGGCGGACTCTTGGGAGAACTTCCAATGTTTTCTTTCGGGGAAGCAACTGAAAGCATAGAGTGCACGAGAAAAAAGATAGGCTTGAATATTGACTACGAAGCAGGAGAAAAACGAAACTTGTACTTTGCAGTTAAACCCACAGATAAAGAGAAAGGGACCTTGAAGATAACGCTCACATGTGACTCAATTTTTAGAATCCATACCGAGGCATCCTATCAAATGACCCAATATTTCTGAGTTAGACTCCTTTAAAGCCCTTCGCTTATTTTTTTCAATTGAGCCTATAAATCTCACCGGCGCCGGTGAAATCCTTCCGGTGAAGCTATTGGCATAAAGACGAAAATTGTCTTCTCCCGAAGCCGCCAGGTTCTTCCTTCGAAGAAATCAACGTCATAAAAATTGAAGCCCTCGTCTATGTACCTGAATATGCAGATTTGATCCTGCTGCGGCTTGAACCCCGGATAACCGAACCATCGCTCTTCAGGAAGGTATTCGTTTTCGATGTCATCGAACAAAGAAGGAGTTTGGTTGTTGCGGTCTTCCCAATATCTTTCATCCGGCGTCTGAGGATATTCGCTAAATTTGACCGGCAGGAAGCGGAAGAAATGGGTTGTATATGAAGATCTTGGGATCGGCTCCAGCACTGAGTAATACGTGATATCTACCAGATCTTCAAATTTCGGGGACCGCTTGATGGACATAACAATGCGATGTTCGGGAATTGAGCCTCCTGGGTAATTCTTCCAGCGGTCAACATAACTGATATCTGTCATTTTGTACCTCCTGCTTCAATCCGTCCGACCTCTCGATGCAGCTTATCCATGCAGATCTTGTCGAACTCAGCTTTATCCTCAGGAGTGATCAACATCTGGAACTGCTCGAGCATGATGTGGACATCGGCGGCTTCCTCAATGACATGGTGCCAATGCTCCGGGGACGGTTTATCAAAGTAGGCGTCAAACGCTTCCTGCAATTCATCGACTTCTTCCGGCAATTTTTCGTACACCTGATGGTCATATCCGTAGTGGTCCATGATTGCCAGCAGGCATGAGTAAAACTCAACTGCGTTATTCAGCGTCATTCTCTTCCTCCTGGGTATCCAGCTTCATGAACTGGTCAAAGATGTTTTGTTTCAGAGCTTTTGCCGGAGCAACGTCAGAGTTGTCACGTACGTTCAGTGCTTGGGCTTTGCTCAAAAATAAATTGAGGAGGCGCATAACAAGCATGGCCTCCTCGCGGGTGAGTTCGATTTTGTCCATGTTTATTCATCCATTAAAAAAGCCCCTCGCAATGGAGGGGCTGGGGTTGATTAAGAGTTACGTGAAATTAGTCAGAGATACGCTCAGGGCAAAAAGAAAGCCACCGTGCGGGTGGCAGACGGATGATGTCTCTCTTCCGTCAGAGACCATATGTGCAAAATTTGCACATACTACATCTTGTATGAGCTCTCCTGAAGCTGACTTGGCAAAAAGGACAAAAATAAAGCCCGCTTGTGCAGGCTTGGAGGAAAGTCAGAATAGACTTCGGCGTCTTCATCATTGCATTCTTCAATTCGATCAAAAAGACTTCCAGCACGGATCAGCTTGAATCCCCAAACCCCTAAATCTGGGGTTTTGGAATAAGAGCACTCAAGCACTGTGCCATCTGATAAGAGTATCCCTTTGTCCTGAGCTTCATAGGCTCCGATTTCGTCGTAAATGTCACCTTCAAATTCAATCAAATCATCGGAGGTGCCGTAGATTTTTGTTGTCATGTTTTCTCCAAAAGAAAACCGCCCGGAGGCGGTCAAGAATGATTTCAGTGATTATTCATCAAATTCAAAGGGCAGCTGTCCTCCGAAAGCTAGAGAGAACCTTCGTTCGTATTCTTCTACTGACTGACTAGTTTTGGCGATACCGACAACCTGCCAAATATGTGCACGCAAAGCTGTTAAGCCAATTTCGTTGAGGAATTGGTGGAGTTTGTCGTATTTTTTGCCTTTTGATTCTTTTTTCGCTTCCTTGAGCAACGCAAGGAGCTTGCCATTGCTCTTGGCCAAAGGAAGGTAAATGAACTTCAACGTTAGATGGTAATGTTCCCAGTTACGACCTCGGACTGGGACTGGTATGTCATAGAGCCTCTGCCATTCTGCGTATAAGTCGTCCGGGAACTCTTTCGACCATTTTCTTGCCTCTTCAAGGATGTACTCTCTAAAGGCTGCAATTACCGCTTCTTTTGTGGAATTGTACCCGGCCAGCTTGTAAACAAGTTCTCTAATACCCAACTTGGCAGAGGCTTGAAGAATTATCGAAGCATTTTTTACTAAAAAGGCTTGGTTTGACTTAAGTTGATTATCGTCATTAGCCCTGATTATGGCTTGACAAATGTCAATCAAAATCGTTACGTCATATCCATACGCCTTCCGCCCGGAACCAGTTTGATCTAGTTTAAAAACAATAGGTTGGTCTGTTTTTTTAGAAAGTTCGGAACCAATATACGGGAGCATGGACTGAGAGCTTAAGAACTTTTTGATTGCCGTTCCACCTCCTGTCGCAAATCCCAATGCTTCCGCGATTCCTCTTTGACTCATAACGGCCGTATGGTTAGAGTCGTTAAGAACATAGCAAGGTATATCTACACCAATTACTTCCTTGAAGTTTCCTTTGTGAAGGGCCTTAAAGCCTCCGCTCTTTACTAATGCTGCATTGCGTGCAATTTCAGATCTGCGTTCGGGAGAGAGTTTCTTGGCTCTTTCAACACCGCCTTTGGACTGCTTAGTTTTATCATCCATAGCAAGCACCTAAAAATATAATTTGCTTGCTTGATTGTAACTGATTTTGTTCTTGATTGTTAAAGGTTAATCGGCTACCTTTATGTACAAGAAAACCGCCCGGAGGCGGCTGTTAGACATCAATTTTCTCCCATCTCATCAATTCGGGACCCGGAAAGGGAGCGTCAAAATCCATCGGATCACTGTTCGGTCCGCCAAAAACAAAGTCATCGTTCACATAAGTGAGGATTTCATAGAACTGCTCACCAGTTTCGGGATCGTTTAAAAGAACGATTATTTGATCCAGTTCATCAAACTGGTGATTTCGAGGATTGTCAGTGTTTTCAAGTTCAAGTTTCATTTTCTGGCCTCCGGTTGATATGGGGCGGGGAGGGCCCTAAAAGCAATCACATCAGAATGTGCGGTTTCCCATCTTCCCAACATGTCGAAATAGTTTTGCTGCACGTAATCCGCATCCTCGTCTTTAAAGGTCACGAGGTACTCTCCGCACTCCGGAGGATTAACCTCCGGGAACGGGTTCCAGGCGTCTGGGTTGTATTCATTAATTTCAGCGATTTCTCCTTTAGAAATCGTAGTAGAACTATGATCTAAATCGAAACAAATGTATGACGTTGTATTCGTCATTTGCCTGTTTACTTCATCTTCTACGAATTCCTCTCCGTAAATAACATTTAACGCTTGTTCAAGCGATTTATCTTTGAATCGATATTGGTACTTCATGCTTTTTCTCCATCGGAAAGTAAGGCTCAGGCAAGTTACAAAAAGCGACTACATCGTTTTTAAACATCCACTGACCGTACTCAAATCTGGCGAAATCAAGAAAACTAATCGTTGTGCCCGTGTCTGTTTTCATTTGCCGCGTTACTAAGTAGGCTCCGTCTCCTGGCGGCCTTTTCTCTGGGAAAGGTTTCCAAACGTCCAGCATGTTTCTAGGAACTTCTTCAAAATAACTTTTGTCTATCCGAAAGTTGTAAGCATCATCCTCAAATGAGAAAAATATGTAGGTGGAAGAATCTGCCATCTCATTTCTGCATACCTCGTTAATGCCGTCATCTGAGATGAACTGATTCATCTTGCGTTTTAACTCAGGGTCTTTAATCTTCCACATCTTTATCTCCAAAAGAAAAGCCCCGCACTGCAGGGCTTATGGTTACTTATTTATTGTCTCCGCCGGAGCGTCCTGAGAGGTTCCAACGACCTCGGCATCTTCAATATCCTTGAAGTCATCGACGGTGACGGCATTGATGTCGATTACGTCGTTCGGGTCGATCTTTTCCCCGGCTTCTCGTTTCGCGTCAACATTAGCCACCTGCAGAGCCTCAATTGAAACAGGCAAATATTTAAAGAGGCGGCGGATGACAGTTTTCAGGGCCATGGCCTCAAAATAGTTGTTCCAAATATTTTTACTCTTGGCCTTGGCTTTAACAGCTTCGACCTCGGCGCGAGACATGACCTCGAACTGGTATCCGCCACCGCGCAGATTTGCGA